TCAGAAGTCCGTCTCCACGTAGACCCCCGAGCAGTCGTAAGCGACTGCCGCAGCAGTTGCGCCGTTGTTCATGAACAGCCGCGGCGACAGGAACTGGGTGTTGGCAGGCAGGTCGGTCGTGATCTCCTGCTCGAACACTGCGCCGGAAACCTCGTCGACCACCCGCACCCAGACCGAGCTGCCATTGGGCGGTGCCGCGATGAACAGGGACAAAACGCCGCCGGTGGCGATGGCGAAACTCGCCCCCATGTCCGTCAACGTCGGCGCGCCGGTGCCGTCGTTTGCGACCAACTGCCAGCGGGTGTGGGTGCCGCGCTGGAAGCCGATGCCGATGAAGTTGATGGCGGTGGCCAGCGTCAGCGTCGTGGCCAGCGCGGCGGTGGAGCCATACAGTCCGAAGAAGCCCATCCCGGTCGCCTGCAGCGTCGTGAGCGAAATCCGCGTCACGAAGGTCCAGCCGCCCAGGCCCGCCGCATTGCCTCGCCAGCAGGCCCAACCTGCTGAACGTTGCTCGGCCGCTGAATCCACCACCGCCGCCGAAGTCAGCCGCCAGCGGCGCATGCTGGCGGCAAGGTTCGTTGCGGCCAGCGTGGGGTGAGAGACGGTGCCGACCGAGGTGATGGGCAGGCCTTCGGTGGTGATCGTGGTGGTGACCGAGGGCGACCAGTTGGCGATCCGGTTGACCCCGAAATGCGGTTGCAGCGGGAAGTCTCGGCCGGAGGGGCGCATCACGTCGATCCAAGGGGCCCCCGCCCGGTTACGGGCATAGATCGCCGCCTTGCCGGTGGGCGGTGGAGTCGGTGCGGCGCTAAGCCCGGGCAGGATCGTCGGTTGCGGCAGTTCCACTTGGCCATTGGTGCGGTCAATCTTCAGGGCGTCGAAGAAGACCGACCCATCCGGGCTGACCTTGAAGCTGAAATCGTCGTTGCCCAAGAGGCCGATCAGCGCCCGCGCCGAGAACCCAGTCTTGAAGGCGAAGGCCGCATCGTTCCCGGCGGCTGCCTTGTTGACGGTGGCCTCGATCCCGGCGCCTGCGTTGTTGAACAGAAGTGCCGGGCTGTTGACCGACACGCGATTGTAGCTGTCGGCTGTCGCCCCACCGAGGCCGAGAAGCTGGGCGGTCAGATTGGCCTGGGGCATGCCGACTTGCGTCACCGCATTGGCGAAAGTCACGGTGGGCGTGTTCACCACCGTGGTGCCCCCGGCCCCTGCCGTGGCCGAGCCGATGTTGACGACGGTGGTCGATCCGGATGCGCCGCCGGTGCCGAGGTTGACGGTCTTGGTGACGCCGGTGGTCGTCGCCCCAGTGCCCATGCCGTAGGTGGCAGTCGTAGTCGCCGTGCCGATGCTGGCCGAGGCCGCCGAGACGGTGACAGTGCCCGAGGCGGTCAGCGTGCCGGAGAAGGTCTTGTTGCCTGTGAAGGTCTGAGTGCCCGCGAGGATCGCCAGTTCCGACGAGGTGTTCGGCAGTGTGAAGGTTCGGGTTGTTCCGGTGGTGATCCCCGACAGCGAAAACAGAGCCTTCTTCGTCGGATCGGCGTCGTTGACGAGGCTGAAGATCGCGTCAGACACATCCTGCGGCACGCCGACCGGGTCCCAGGCACTTCCATTCCAGACGACAAGGACCTGCTCGGCAGCAACCCAGACCAGCCAGCCGGGGCGCGGCACCAGGCGCATCCAGACGCCATCAACCCAGAAGGCCACGTTCAGATCCCACCCGGCCCAGAGACCCGTCGCCCCCGAAGCCACGAGGTGCCGATCGCCGTCGGCGGGGCTGGCGGGCGGCATGGTGCGCGTGCGGTCGAGGACCGAGAGTTGCACCATGGCGTCCAGAAGGCGCAGGGCCTCATTGTGGGTGACATGCTTCTGGGCTTGGGCCGCCAGCAGGTATGGCAGACCAAGGTGGGTGGAGGTGTCGGACATGACGGGCCTTCAGAACTGGAGGGTGACGGTGGCGGGATCGCCGCGACCGAGGCGGTTCGACAACTGGTAGATGCGGATTGCCAGTGTTTGGCCGGGGCCGAGAGGCGCGCCCCAATCGGCGGTCTGCTGGGCGGCGGTGTAGACGACGGAGGTTGTGGGGCTGGTCAGCGTCCGCTTCACCGCTGCCCCGTCGAAGATCTGGACGTCGTAGCCTTCCAGATCCTCGGCCAGCGGCACCTCGACCTGCTCCCAGGCATCGGCCACCAGCGCGCGCGATCGCCGCGTCCAGCGGATCGTCAGATCGCCCGGGCTGCGGGCTGTCCGCCACGGCTGCGCGACATGTACCGGTTTGAGCGGCACGAGGCCGCGACCGGCTGGCGTGAAGGCCAGCGCGGTGTAGCTTGCGTCACTCACCGCCCGTGCCGCGGGGCCGATGCGCCAGTTCCATGGCAAGCCAAGATCGGCCTCGGCGATGGGCAGCGGTGCAAGGGCAGAGTCCAGCACCACGACCCTAGCGCTTGCAGGTGTGGGATTGCCCATCGCGCCTTCCGTCCCGCGTTGCCCGCGCAAAAGGCGGGTCAGGCGATAGCGCCCAGTGGCGATCAGCTCGGCGGCACCAGCCTGCACGACCTCCCATGTGCCCGGCGCGGATTCCACGGCCAGCACATTGGCGCCGCCGAACAGGGTCAGATCGGTGACACTTTCCAGCGTGCCAGAAGCCAGATCGACCACCAGAGCATTGCCGAGATCGAGGCGCGAGGTCGGGCCTGGATAGAAGTCTGACACCAGCGTGCCGATCCGGGCGCGGCTGCCAAAGGTGGTCAGCAGGTTGAACCCATCCGCCGCTGGGCTGCGGAACACCGCCATCTCGCCCGGCCATGGAACCGCATGGGCCGCGACCATGGGCCGGTGCGCGGGCTGGTCCTCAGATAGCTGTGGCAGGTCAAGGAGGACCACATCCGGCGCGCCGAACACAACGGACCGGGTCAGTGATGCCGGGCGAGGATCACCGGGCGGCAGGTCATAGGCGGCGCGGTCCTGGCGGACGGCCTCGATCCCTCGTGCCTCGGCATCGGCCACCGACACCAGCCGGAACTCGACCTCGCGGCCGTCATGCGCCAGCCGGATCACGTCGGCCGGATCGAGGGCAAGACGCGAGGGCGGCAGGCGAAAGGTGGCGCTTTCCCGGCCGATCCAGGCTTCCATCAGCGCGCGGCGGCACCGGCGGTCCGCCTCCTCCGGCGGGATCGCCATCGGGAAGGACTCGGACGCGATGCGGGTGGTGTCGACGGTGATGCGGCGTGCTTCGACGAGCGCCGCGTCATAGTCCTCGTCCGCCCGCGCGACCTGCCACTTCAACGCCTGCGGCAGTTCGGTTTCCTGCGCGCGGACGAGTTCCAGCGCCTCGCCCTCGCGCGATGCGACGAGGTCGTCATGGGCCAAGGTCAGAACAGACGCCCGCCCGCGCATGACGAAGCGGATCATGCCTTCCGTCTCGATCGCATCGAACCCGAAATGTCGGGCCAGCGTGCTGATCGATGATCGCGGCGCTTCCAGCGCAGTGATGGCATAGCCTTCCACCGCCCCCCAGAGGCCGGAGACGTCGATCAGCGCCTCCGGCATCCCGGCACGGAGGCACAGGTGACGCACGAGGGCCGCCAGCGAGACCGCCCCCAGCCGTCCGGTCAACCAGTGCCCCAGCCGCCAGTTCGGGCCATCGGTCCAGACATCGGTCAGTTCGGGAAAGAACGGATAGGGTCGCGCGTCCCAAGTCCAGGCGGCGCATTCCGGCACATGCACCATCCGGCCGCCATAGACGGCGGAAATCGGGTTGTTGGCGGGGTCGCCCCAGTGCAGATAGCTCGCTTCCAGATAGGCCCGCTGGATCGCGTCATCGCGCCAGCCGCGCGAGAAATGGGGCGTGAAGCTCTCTGACGATTTCGGGTCGAAGAAGACGTTCGGCTGGTTGGTGCCCCGGTCGATGGCGGGGCAGCCCAGTTCGGTGAATCGGATGGGTTTCGATTGCGGCACCCATGCGGTGGCCAAGCCGCTCTCCACCCCGCCCGGCCAGTTGTAGTGCGGGTTCGTCCACCAGGCGCGGATATCCTTGGGGCGAAAGACCCACGGCTTGCCCACCGCGCCATCGGTGATGACCGTGCGGATCTGTGCAGAGCGGTCAGCGGCGCTGGTATAGAACCAGTCGAAGCCTTCACCACCGGCGATGTTCGCCTGCAGATAGGCGCGGTCGTAGATCGCAGGCCAGCCTTCAAGCGCATCGGCATGGTCGAAGCCGTCGCGCCAGTCGGACAGCGGCAGGTAGTTGTCAATGCCGACGAAGTCGATGTTGGCGTCAGACCAGAGCGGGTCGAGGTGGAAATAGACATCACCGCTGCCATCTTGCGGATGGTGGCCGAAGTATTCCGACCAGTCGGCGGCATAGCCGATCTTCGTGCCCGCGCCGAGAATGGCGCTGACGTCGGCCGCAAGGGTCTTGAAGGCGGTGACCGCGGGATAGCTGCTGGCGCTGGACCGGACGGTGGTCAGCCCCGGCATCTCCGTGCCGATCAGGAAGGCATCGACCCCGCCTGTAGCCGCGCAGAGGTGCGCGTAATGCAGCACCATGCGGCGCAGACCCCAATCGCTGGGCGAGCCGGTGAAGCTGACACTCTCGCCCGACACGTTGAAGTTGCCCGGCGTCGCCGCCCCGAACAGCGCCGACACCTGCGTTGCGGCCGTGCCGGTCTTGTCGACCGATCCGACAAAGCCCGGAGCTGGGGAACAGCTGATCCGACCCCGCCACGGAAATGCAGGTTGACCCGGCGTGGCGGCGTTGGCGCTGTAAGGGTTCGGGAGCGTGTTTCCGGGCGGAACGTCCATCAGCAGAAACGGATAGAAGGTGACGCGCAGCCCCCGTGCCTTCATCTCCTGGATCGCCTGCACGACCGCGAAATCCGCAGGGGTGCCGCCATAGACCGGCCGATCCTCGGCGTCGCGGCTGACCAGATGGGCGCTGGCGCGGCTGACGCCGTTTACCGACCAATTGGCGGGCGTGGTCGCCTTGGAGGCAACCTCGACGCCGGGCTTCACCTTGCAGGATCCCGCGCGCAGGTCGTTGCCGAACCAGGCCACGACGAGGCTGACGCTTTCGACCGCCGGAGCCATGGCCTGCAGCCGGTCCAGCGCCACGACGATATCGGGCTGATCGGGCAGCGCGTTCAGGTTCTCGGCGACCGTCGCTCCACCGCTGCCCTTGCGGATGGCGTCGGTGGCATAGGTGAACTCGCCCGAGGCCGGGATCAGGGTGACGGCCTTCACCAGACCTTCGGCAGTGTCGGCATCAGCCAGCGGGCGGAAAACCTCGAAGCTGAGTTGCGGCAGGCGGTTGCCGAAGGTTGCCAGCGCCAGATCCTCGAAAACGACATAGGCCGTGCCGCGATAGGCGGGCGTGTTCGCGGCGCCCATCTTGGCCGCAATGAACGGATCGGCGGTCTGCCCCTCGTTGCCGGGATACCAGCGCCAGGTCACGCCAGTCATGTCCATCGCCTTGCCATCGGCCCAAACGCGGCCAATGCCGGTGATCGGCCCCTCGCAAAGTGCTACGGCGAAGCTGGCATAGTAGAGGTATTCGGTGGTCTTGACCTTCCCGCCCCCGCCACCCTTGCCGCCGCCCTGCGTCGTGGTCTTGGTCTCCTCGCGGAAATCGGTGGCCCAGATGATATTGCCGCCGATGCGCATCCGGCCGTAAAGCCGCGGGATCACCGCGCCTTCGGTGGCCGAGGTGATGCGCAGCGTGTCGAGCCGCGCGCCCTCGATCCGCTGGGCCGGGGCCAGAGACGACACGATCCAGCTGTCGACGACCGAGCCCACCGTCGAGCCGATGAAGCCACCAATGGCCGCGCCGGAAAAGCCGAGAATCGCGCCGCCAAAGGCCCCGCCGATGGCAGTACCGACAGCGCCGAGGACAAGCGTGGCCATGGAAAACTCTCAGCGTTGAGGAAACAGGAAGCCGAAGGCGATGCGGCGCTGCCACGTTGGGGTAAGCGGTTCCTCGATCACGCCGAGCCGCTCGTAGGCATGGAGGAAGGTGTCGGGGCCGGTCAGAATGCCGACATGCTTGGCGATGGCGCGGGGCATCATGCGGAACAGGATCAGCGCGCCGGTTGGGGCATTGGTGGGTGCGACCTCCGGCATCATCCGCCGCGCGCCTTCGGCCAGCACCTCGCGCGGGCCGCTTTCGCCCCAGTCCCGGCTGTAAGGCGGGATCGGGAAAGGTTCGGGCCCAACCACCTCGCGCCAGACCCCACGGGCCAGGCCGAGGCAGTCGCAGCCGACGCCCTTCAGACTGGCTTGATCGTGGTAAGGCGTACCGAGCCAAGACCGGGCAACAGCGATTACGAGGGTTGGATCGGCCGCTGTCACAGGACCGCCCCTTCGTGGCCGCCGTCAGTGGTGGCATAGCGCAGGACAGCATCCTGGCCGGGGATGTTGGGGAAGCCCCGGAAGTTGGCGACATTGGCGAACTTCGTGCCACAGGTCGCGATGCGCTTGTCGCACCCGGCGTGGATAATGAACGTGTCGGTCCCGGCGATGGCGCGCACCGGGGCTTCCAGCAGCGTCAGCACGGCGACGCCGTCGACGAGGTCGTGAGCCAAAACCTCGGCCCGCCGCCTAGCATTGCCGCCGCTGGTCCAATCGAGCGTGCCGAAGGTGAACCAGCCGGTGGTGAAAACGCCAAGCCCCGAGGCGGTAAACGCGCGATCGCGCAGCAGGTCGATGATTGCGCCAGTGCCCTTGAACGCCGGGGCATCGATATTGACGCTGCAGCGCGTATCGCCAAGGGCGGCATCGCAGGTCGCCTGAAACGTCCGCCCGACCGTTTGCCCAAGTACGTGGGCAAGGCTGCGCACCTCGGCCACGAAGGCCAGCCGCCCGCGCCGGATCTGACCGATAGCGCCACGCCGCATCAGCAGGCGCTGGGAGGTCGCGGCCCAGTTCACCCGCCACACTTCGACGGCCGCATTGTCCCAGCGGCCGTCGAGGATATCGGTCTCCGTGATCCGGTCGGAGCTCAGCACGCCTTGCGCGTCCTGCGCATCGACAGACAGGTCCGATCCCGATCGCACCTCTGAGGCCGCAAAGCCGCTCTCTGGCTCGAAATCGGTGCCGTCGAACGTCAGGGTCCGGTCATGGTCGGTGAAACCGAGCGTCACTCCATCGGCCCGCACGATCCGCCAGCACCAGGCCAGCGTCGTCGTGCCCTCGTCGAGATGGGCCTGAAGTGCGGGCGAAAGCGCCTTCACTTCCGCCCCCAGCCACGCCACAGGGCGACCGAGGCCAGCGCCGAGGAAATCACGCCCCCGGCCGTGCCGGTCAGGGCATAGAGATTGAAGGGCCGCAGATCGAAGCTGCCGGTCACCAGATCGAAATCCGCCAGCCCGGCCATGGCCAGCCCGGAGGCAGCAAGACAGACCAGATAGATCAGCCCGCGTGCGAGGTTCCAGTTCATGATGTTGCCTTTCCAGTGAAGAATTTCATCAGCCGCTGCCACCACGTCCGGGTGGCAGGCGGTTGGGTCGGCGGCACCGACACACTCGTCGGGCGCAGCAAGGCCAGCGCCTCGGTCTCGGTCAGTCGCCGAATGGGCATCGAGAAATCCACCCGCCCGTTGCGGTCAACCGCCCAGACCGGAATGGTGCCGGTCAGATAGCGGCCATCGCGGAACAGATCGCGCTCAGCCTCGCGCCGTGTGCGGATCGCTGCGGGGCGGAGCCAGCCCATGAACCCCTGTGCTGCGGCGGCGCGATTGCCCGCGTTCAGATGGCGAGTCAGCGAGGCCTTGGCAATGCCGCCGGTGTTGTAGTGGAAGCTAACCAGCGCATCGAACTCGTGCGGCTCCAGCGGCACCTTCACCGCGCGAAGCACTGCTGCCTCATAGGCCACGATATCTGCGCGGAAGAGCCGGAACGCCTCGCGTATCCCGGCATCGAGATGATCCGGCATACCGCGCGGCATCCGGGCCGGATCGGGTGGACCGGCATCAACGGTATGGCCGATGCCGAAGGTCCAGACGTTTTTGACATCGAGATAGGGTCCGGGCACGAGTCCTTCGTGCCGGACAAGGGCCAGCAGGCCCCGGTCGGTCATGTGCATGGGATCACCCGAAGATGGAGGAAACGATCAGGATCAGGGCGGCGATCAGCAGGCCGATGCGCAGGCGGTGACCGAACGCTTGGCCCGGGTCGGCAGCGTCGCAGCGGATGGCGCGCGCAAGGCGGAGAAGTTCATGCATCGGGGTTGCCCCCCTTGCCGCTGCGCAGACGGGCGAGCACGACCTCGATGAAGGCGGGGCCGAAGACGCCGACCAGATAGGCGGCCGACCCCGCCGCACCCCCGGCAGGGATCGCTTGCGATGGCAGGCCGAGCCAAGCGGTGATGACCGCCATCGACAGGCTGCCCATGCCCGCCGCGATCAGCCCGCCGAGCAGGATGTGGCGCAGGGCATCCCGCAACCGCATCCGGGTGGTCAGCGCGTTGGTGGCCCCGCCAAGCGCACCCCAGGCGGCGAGGATGACGGCGGTGGAGGTTGCCAGATCGCGCAGCACCGCGGCGACAAAGCCGGTTTCTTCGTTCATCGCCGGATCTCCAGCAGCGGGATGGATGTGATCGACCCTAGCCGCTCGAGATCGAGGGTGACGTCGAGGATGTCGGTGTCGAAGCGAATGGGGACGTCGAATTCGAAGCCAGCGTTGATCGCGACGCCCGCGCCTGGGGCAGTGGTGAAGGTGACGCTGCCGGTGGTGGTATCGACGCTCCAGCCCGTCATCTGTTCGACCCCGTTCAGGGCGACGCGGACAGTGCCGGCCACCGGCTTGGCGATGGCGCGGGTCCAGCTTTGCGCCCCAGAAGTGTAGCGCTTCAGCAGGGCGAAGGTGGTGACAGCACCATTGCCGGTGCCGATGGGCTGGTCGGTCGGGGCCACCCCCTGCGACGGCTGACAGGACTTGTAGTCCGCCCAGTCCTTGTAGCGGAAGCCATGCAGGCGGCCGTTGCGGGCCTCGAAAAAGGCAACGACCGCCGCCAGATCATCGGCGCGGCGGATGCCATAGGCGACATCGTAGCGGCGGCGGGAGTTGGCCCAGCTGGCGTTGCGCTCCTCATCACCGCTGGCCAGTTCGACCACTTGCGTGCGCCGTTCCGGCCCCCCGCGCGCCCCGCGACTGATGTTGTCGGGGAACCTGACCTCGTGAAACGCCATCACATGCCCCTCCGACCCAGCGACACGGCGCGGGCGATGTCGCTAGCCACCTGCGTGCGCGATTGCCGGAAGCTTTCGGCATCGCGCGCCACGATGGTGACGTTGACCGCAGGCGCGCTGGATTGGCCGTAGCCTGCTGCCTCGCGGCGCGAGAGGACGCGTTCGCCCTTTTGCAGGATCGCCGGAACCTCGTCGGGCTTGATCCCGGCCCAGCCGCCCGCATGCATGCGTGGTGCATTGGCAAAGGCCAGCGCGGGAACCATGCGACCGGGGCCTGGCGATCCGACCATGCCACCGGCATGCAAGATGTTGGCGAAGATTCCGCCCGCGCCGCCGAGCGCTCCCGACAGGGCGTTTGCGATGGGGCCAAGGATGAAGCTTCGCGCCGCCAGCTTGGCCAGATCGGCGATCATCGACGTGACCAGATCGCGGAAGTCGAGCTTGCCGGTCTTGACGAACTCGCCCACAGCGTTCTCGGCCGAGGTGAAGGCCCCAACCAACGCGCTCCCGATATCACCGCCGATGTTGCGCGCCTTGGTAGCGTAGTCGGCAAGTGCCGCAGTGACTGCGCCCCAGCCGGTCGCAGCCTGGTCAGCCCCTACTGCAGCGTCAGCCCCGGCGTCACGCGCCGCAGTGCCCACATTCCCGGCAGCAGCTGCGGTGTCGTCCAGTTCGGCGTTCAGGGCATCCGCCGAGTTGGCGGCATCTGCTAACGCGGTTTCGGCATCCGATCCGGTACCGGTCACCGCGTCGCGCAGCGCCTGCCAGCTGGCCAGCGGACGACCGGCTGCATCGGCCAACATCCCTGCGGCCTCGCGGTAACCGTCAGCCCGGCCGCGAGCGTCGTCAGCCATCGCACCAAACCCGAGGTCGGGTGGCTCGAGATAGGTCCGGGACAGCGCGGCCGAAAACGCATCGGCTGCGGCGGCCCCGGCAGCAGTTGCGGCCCCCTCGAACGGGTTGCCGATCCGCGCCAGTTCCACGGGGTCCAGCGTGCCGATCCGCACCCCGCCTTCGCCCACCGCCCAGTCAGGCAACAGGTCCAGCGCGGCGTTCAATCCGTTGATGAAATTGTTGATGCGGGTGACGACGCCGTTCAGCATCGCCTCGACGCCGGAAATCAGACCGTTCGCGGCCTGGAAGGCAAAATCGCCAATGGCGCCGGGCAGACTGCCCCAGATTGCTACGGCCGCGTCATAAGCCCCTTGGAAAATTGCAGCCGTCCTGTCCCCGAAACTGACGACGCCCGCGATGGTGCCTTCGAGCGCCGACAGCCCGGCCGCATTCAATCCTTCCCAGCCAGCAGCCATATTGGCGAATGCGGCGTCGAGCGACAGGCCGATGCGCGACCAGACCTCTGATACAAGATCACCGAGCAGCCGAAACGCTTCGCCCACGCCGCCGACACGGGCCACAAGCTGCGAAAACTGAAAGACCAGTTCCCCCGCGCCAACGATCAACGCGCCGATGCCGGTGCGGATCAACGCTCCGCGCAGGAACACCAGCGCCGTGGCGAGGCCGCGCACCGATAGGGCGGCAACGGCCAGCCCGGCCACCCAGCGGCCCGCCATGAAAGCGGCGAAGGTCGCGGCATAGGTGGCGAGCCGTGCCAGATTTTCGAACACCGCGGTGAGTGCGCCGCCGATGGGCCCGGTGCCACGCGCCATATCGGCGAGCGCATTCGCCACGGTTTCCAGCGCCGGGGCGACGGCGGCGGTCAGTCGGTTGGTCAGACCGAGCCAGATCAGGCTCAGCTTGGCGATGGCATCTCCGGTGCGTTCGATCTGGGCGGCATCGGCCGCGTTGACCGCCACCCCGAAGTCGCGCACATCTTGTGCCGCCTCCCGCAGGGTGGCCGGGTCGATGCGAAGGAACGCCAGTGCCGCCTTGTCACCGAAGAGGTCGGATGCCACGGCAGCGCGTTCGGCCTCGGGCACGAACTGGTTCAGCGCTTCCTGGATGGCGACGATGCGCTGGTCGAGCGGCAGCGCTTGCAGTTCCGCCGCCGTCAGGTTCAGCCGCTGCAAGGCACCGACAGCCGATCCGGATCCTGTGGCAGCTTCCGACAGCCGCGTGGTCAGCTTCTTGGTGGCCTGTTCGATCTCGCCCATCGAGACACCGGCCAACTCGCCAGCCCAAGTCAGCACCTGCAGGCTTTCGACCGTGGTCTTCAGCGAGGCGGCCATGTCGGCTTGCGCGCCGATCACATCGAGCCCCGAGCGGACCATTGCAACGCCCGCCGCAGCAGCAGCGGCGGTGACCGCCGCCAATGCGATCCCGGCCTTGCGGGCGAAGCTGCCCAGCCTAGCGTTGGCCAGTTCCATCTCCGACGAGAGGCGGCCAAACCCGCGCGTGCCCGCCTCGCCGATCCCTTCCAGCTCCGCACGGACCTGACGGCCGCCTTCGGCGACCAGGCGGACACTGACCCTTTTCTCAGCCATGGCCGTCTCCGATCTGTTCGTTGAGCTTGCGCACCATCACCGCCTCGATCTCTGGCAGCAGTTCGGCGGCGATCAGCAGGTCGATCCCGAGCGCCCGGGCCATCGCCAGCGCTGCGCCCATGTCCCAGCCCATCACCGCGCCGGGGATCACGCGCAGTTGCCCGCCAAGGCGGCCGACCAGATCCCAGACCTGCCAGCCATCTTCCGTCTGCGGCCGGTTCAGTCTTGCGGGGCAGTCGGGGCAGCGCCCCGTGCAGGCCGCGCAGTAGCGGTCGCCCCCACCGAAGGACCATTCGGCAAGGGCGCGGAGACGTTTTTTTCCGCGTCCAGGATGAGGCCCTTGGCGACGTACTGGGTCTGGAACGCCTCGAAGACCGGCCAGATTTCCAGCAGTGCGTCGATGCCTTCGGGGGTGACGAGCACGGCATCGCCCGCGTCGTCGCCGACACCCTCCCAATCCAGCACAGCACGGTGAGCGACGGCCTTGGCCATCGCTAGGGCCAGTTCCTCTTGGGTCGCGGTGTCCGGCAGAGCTTCTATTGCCGGGTCGGCGCGGGCAGACACCATCAGCGCGGTTGTCAGTGGTGCTACCCGCAGGCGCAGGCCGGGGGCAAGAGTCAGCCATGAAGGGGATGCAGTCAGGTTCAGTCTGATCATGGTCAATAGCTCACAACGGTGTTGACGAGGACGGCGGTGCACATGCGTGCGGGGCTGACGGCCTTGGCGGCCTGCCAGTCGAAGGTGGCCTGGATGCCCTGCGGACCCGGGATCTCGATCCGGGGACGCGGCAGGTAGACGGCATGGGCGGTGAAGGTGAAGCTGGCATTGGCGCCGAGGCTCCAGGCGAAGACCAACTCGCAAGGCGTGCCGTCGATGGCCTGCGTGATCAGTGTGCTGTCGGCGAAACGGACCTCCACCCGGCCAGTCAGCGCGGCCATGCCGGGGTCGGCCCCCTCGATGCGACCGTCCGAGCGGATGGTCTCGATCCGGTCGAGGCCGTTGGAATAGGTCACCTCGGCAGAGATGACGTTGCCGAGCGGCGAGCCGTTGCGCGTGATCGCGCCGTTGAAATGCCCGAAGCGTTGCAGGGCCAACGAAGTCGGCGTGCCAGCGGCAGTGGTGGCTGCGACGCTTTCGCCTTGCGCCACCAGCCGCGCCGTCGCCGTCAGAAGCCCCGACCGCGCCATCTGCCAGGAAAGCTGGTCGCAGACGCAGCCAGTGTACATTGCATATCGGGGTACCTCAGGCATCGCCGTCTCGATGGCCATGCTCGGCAGCGTCCAGTTGCCCGACTGGAAAGTATGGGTCTTGGGCGTGGTGCCGGACGTGACAGGCGCACCGAACGCCGCCTTGAGCCACAGCCCAAGGTTCTCGACATCGATCGGCACCACGACATCGCCATCGGCGGTGACGGCGTCCTTGATGGGGGTCAGCGGGTCGCGCCCCTGGCCCAGCAGTTCCGAGGCGATCAGCGGCTGTTCGGAGCCGAGCGTGGTGCTGGCGAAGGGCACCGTCCGGTAGCCAGTGGCGGGCGCGGTGCCATAGACGGATTCGAACGCAAGCGCCATCTGCGCCCGCGCCCCATGGGCTCGTGCCATCGTGATCTCCTTTGGTGAGTTGGGTCAGGCCAGCGGATCGGCCGTGGAATAGTGCAAGATGACCGGGATCACCGCCGCCTTCAGGCTGGCGGCACCGTCAACGGCTAGGTCGACAGGGCGCGGCGCTTCCGCCTCGACCCAGTCGCAGAGGCCGCCAAGTGTGCGGTCGGTGGCAATCGCCGCGCCGATACTGGCCGCCAGTGTGTCGAAGGCGGCGTCACGCGCGGCACCCTGTACGGCTGCTTCGATCTCGGCCCTGTGCTGGTAATGGTAGCGCAGCGGAGACAGCGTCACTTCTGGCTCCCCTGGCTCGCCGTCGCGCAGGATCAGGAGGCCAGCAGCGGGGACGCGCTCGGGCAACACATCACCGCGCAGGGCGGTGGCGGGCAACGCCGACAGCCGCGCGTGCAGCGCGGCGAGGATGGTTTCACGGGGTGTGGGCAAAGGGAATCTCCAAGTCGGCACCAATTCGTTGTTCTGCGTTGTTCCGAATCGGATTGACCGTGAACCGCACGACCTGTAGGAAGACCTGGTACAACGGAGAACAACGACATGACCGATCGCAAGTTCACTGCTTCGAAAACCAGATCGAACCGCCCCGGCTGGAGCGTGACGTTCCGGCATCCGGTTCGCCGAGACAGCCGCAATGAATGGGGCCTCAAGGTCAGGAAAGGCCTTGGAACCTCCGATGATGCGGAAGCCGACCGGCTGGTCGGACAGCTGAACGAACTGCTGCAGAACGAGTCATGGTGGTCCGGAGATCGCCGTACCGATGCAGCACTCGACTTCGATGACATTGTGGTTTCCGCATTCTTCGATGGCATGGAAGCAGAAGCGCATGATGCGGAAGCTAGTCGCTCGGCTGTGATTGCTCTTCCGTCCCGTGACGACGGCTACAGCACGGTGCTGTTCCTCGGAACAACGGGAGCAGGCAAGACCACCTTGCTTCGCCATATCATCGGTTCAGACCCGGAGACCGACCGTTTCCCTTCGACATCGACTGCCAAGACCACGACTGCCGACATTGAGATCGTCATTGCACCCGGCGACTTCTCTGCTGCAGTGACGTTTATGCCAGAGCACGAGGTGCGCGCGCACATCGACGAATGCATTGAAGAGGCTTGCCTTGAGGCAATTCAGGGCAAATCGGACGCGAAGATTGCTGCAGCTCTCCTTGAACATCGGGAGCAGCGGTTCCGCCTTTCGTACATTCTCGGTGGATGGAATACCGCTCATGAGAGCGATGACGATGATTTCTCTTTCGACGACGAAGCCATTCCAGACACCTCGATCAGCGAAGATGAGGAAGTCACGGCGGAAGAGATCGAAAACCAGCGCGTCCGCCTGATCGGCTTTGTCAGCGCCATCAAGGACCTTGCGAAAGAAACGGGCACCTTCTGCGAGGCGCAGATCGGTCGGCTCAGCGACGAGAAGTCGGCCGATGGTAAGGCCGCTTGGCTCGAGTTGTTCGGCATCGAGGCATTCAAGAACCCTCGGTTCTCGACGCTCGCTCTGGACCTGATGGACGAGGTCGCCGAGCGTTTCGACCGTATCGAGGTCGGGAACACAGAGCGATCCGCAACCGACTGGCCGACCATCTGGACCTACGAGAGCGATGACCGGGATGACTTCCTTGCGGCTGTTCGCTGGTTCTCGAGCAACCATCACAAGCAGTTCGGTCGGCTGCTCACCCCCCTTGTCGACGGAATTCGCGTTCAGGGACCGCTGTACCCTGATCTTGATGACCAGGACGAAGAGTTGAAATTGGTGCTGTTGGACGGTCAGGGCCTTGGTCACACCGCAAGCAGTGTCTCCTCGGTTTCCACTCGCGTGACCAACAAGTTCTCGCGCGTCGACATGATCCTCCTTGTCGATAATGCGCAGCAGCCGATGCAGGCCGCCCCGCTTGCACTCCTTCGAGCGGTTGGCAGTTCAGGCTTCGCGGACAAACTGGCAATCGCCTTTACCCATTTCGATCAGGTCAAGGGTGCGAACCTTGGCTCTTTAGGCCAGAAGCGCGACCATGTTCTGGGCTCGGTCAGCAATGCCATCGCGAGCCTCCGCGACATTGTGGGCGCAGGCGTGGCCGGTGCCGTCGAACGGCAAGTCGATGGGCATTCTGTCTTTCTGGGCGGCTTGGACGAGCCGACTGCCAAGCTGCCGGGTCCCTTCAAACGCCAACTCGAAAAACTGGTCGAGATGATGCGCTCGGCGGGCGCACCGAGCGAAGAGACAGACTGCAGCCCGATCTACGAGCTCAAGGGCTTGGAAATCGCGATGCATGATGCAATCGACGCGTTCAGAGATCCTTGGCGCGATCGCCTTGGACTATCGCAGCACCCAACCCTGCCCAAGGAGCACTGGACCAGAGTTAAGGCTCTCGCCAGACGGCTCGCATGGCATGGAAGAGACGAATACGATAACTTGATGCCCGTGGCTGATCTTCAAGCGAGGCTCCGAGAAGAGGTCTCAAAGTGGCTTGATCGGCCAGCCGATTGGACGACTTCGCCGCGAGACGATAAGGAACGCGAACTGGCGTTGAGCCGGATTCGTCAGAATGCCTTCGCACGCATTAACGAGTTGACGAAAACACGTCTGACTGATGACCAAGTTGCGAGCTGGCGAGAAGCTTTCGACCATAGCGGACGTGGGTCAGGGATGCGAAGGGCCCAAACGATCGAGACAATTCATGAGGTCGCCGCGCCGCGGATCAGTGCGGCGATGACAGCTGACGCCCGTCAGTTTCTTAGCCGCCTGCATGAAATCCTGCGTGAAGCGATTAAGGATGCTGGGGGCCAGATCGCGCCGGCCTAGACATTTGTCTCCCTTAACTTGTCATGAGGCGTGGGCGGCAATAGCCCTGACGATCATTGCCGCCCCTCCACCCAGTTTGCCACAATCAGCCCCGGCAACGCGTCATGCGCCCGTTCGGCATCACGGGCGAGGTCCAACCGTTTTGGCAGCTTCACCTGCGGCACCAGCAAGAAGATCGGCGCGGTCACGACGCCCCGGCCGGTTTTCGACTTTGACGCCACCGTCAGCCCCTTAGTGTTCAGCCGCCCCTCGGCCACCAATAGGCTTGGCCCCCTTCGGCGATAGATGAACCGAAGGCGCAACCCCGTCCGGCGTTCCCATTCGCCTGGGGTAATCCGGCCGCCGCGCGTGGATTTGCCTGCCGCTGGCGTGGGGATCGCGAGCCAAAACCCGTTCTTCGACCGGATCAGCGGGCCGGTGTCATGCGCGCCGATGATCACTGGGGCATTCGACCAGACCAGCGCCGCCGCGTTCAGGCTTTCGCCGGACTTTGGAAAGCTGGCAGAGCGGATCGAGTTGGCGAGACGTGTGCCCAGCCCCGCGCCGGTGATCTGTGTGCGCCACGCGGATTTCAGGCCCGTTCCAGCTTCCCGCATCGCGGTGGTGACAGCGCGTTCGCCCGCCGCTACCTCGGCCGCCATCAGGGCAACGATGTCGGGATCGATGGCAAGTTTCAATTTCATGCTGGGCACAGATCGACAGTCCAGACCAGCCGCTCGCGATCACGGATGGGCTCGCCCTGAATGAGGAATGCCTCGGCGTCGATCTCAATCCGATCACCGGGGCGCGGGTTCGGCACCTCGGCCACGCGCAGATCGATGCGCGTGGTTTCGGACCAGAGCCGGGCGTCGCCGAAGTCGGTGACGGCATCGGCGCGCCGAGCGACGACGCGCACCAAAACTGGTGCGCCGCCATCGGCGATGTAGACCGCGTCCCGCCCCATGTTCGGATCAGCGAAGAGCGCGCCGACAGCGGCGGCAAAGGCCGACATCAGAACGCGCCGTTCAGTCGCACCCGGCCGATCAGGTCGGTGGCCCCGCCTGCGACAGCCTCAGTCGCCACGCCGATCAGCGTGTTCGAGGTCAGGGTCTTGGTCGTGTTCTTCGCCGTGTTGTCCCAGTAGATCTTGTCGCCAGCGGCCCATGCCTGCGAGGCGACCTTCTTCAGATCGTAGACGCCCTCGACCGCGGTCTCGACCGCTTCGCCAAGGGCGGCGGTGCCAGAAGCGACGCCGAAGATGGCACCGACGAGGAGGCCATCGCCTGATGCTACGGCGTAGGGCGCGGTCAGGGTGATAATATTGCCGGGCTGGACGTAGTTTTTCATGGTGGGGATCCTTGTGGAAAGACGATGGGCGGCCCGTCAGGACCGCCCGCGTGTCAGGGTTTAGGATAGGGGCATTACGCGCCTGGATTCTTGTACAGGCCGCGCCAATCGATGGCCTTTGCCCCGAAGTCGAGGCGACACTTGATCTCGACTCCGTCGACATCAAAGCCGTTTCGGGTCTCGATATAGGCACCCTGCTGGCCCTCCAGGTAGGCATACTCGATGGTGTCGATCTGGTTGGGGCTGGCCGCGAGATACCAGGCGGTAGCGCTGGCAGCATCCAGCCGGGGCTCGCTGATGGGTGAGAGCGTCCGGATCGACTGCGGCACCACCTTGGTGCTGTCGGCGGGCACTAGGTTCTGCGCCACCAGCTGCTCGGCCTTCAGTTCCAATGCGGCGGGCACGATCAAGAAGGCCGGGCGGATGTTCAGCACGGTCTTCTTGTCAAACCCGGTCTGCAGCGCCAT